TTATGTGTATTCCGTTTTCTTCCAGTCGCCAAACATCTCCAGGCCCCTCAACCAATATTGCGGCACCGCATTTCTTTATCTCTTGTGCTGCAAACCAGTAATTATAAAGATAGTTCTTTGACTTGAAGCTGCCGTTAAGCCATTTTTCACAATTTTTTATTTCATGCGCTGCTGACGGGCACTGAGAATTTGGTTCGTGCCACTTGCCGCAAGATTTACACTGAGGCCATATTGACCTACCTAAAAAACCCGCGACATATTTGTAAGAATCATCATACACAGGCACAACAATCCTATTACGTTTATTATATAACCCAACATCATATTTGTCAAGCACTTCGCTTGAGTATCCTCTATCAATGTAGTAGTTAGCTGGAAACTCCAATGTGCTTCTTAGCTTTTCTTTTGTCCAGCCGCTTTTTTCCTGTTTTGGAGATATAGCGAGCCTCTTCATCGAGGACACATACTTACGCCTCTCTAATGTTTCTGCGTCTGGTTTATTTATCTCTTTAAGAGATTTGTAGCCAAGGAAATTAACTAAAAAATCTACAGAATCTTTGTAGCTAACGTGATAGCCTTTTTGATTAGACAGAACACCCCTTACAAAACCAATAATAGTAGAGCCATACATCAGTCTATCATTTTGCGATTTCTTTTTTTCGCAGTGGTGCGTTCTGCAAACCCAATAGCCTTTAACTTGGTCGCCATCTGGATAAATATTCCACGCGCTTAAATTATCGCCGCCGTGAACTGGGCATGGTCCAACTAGCATTTTTCCGTTAGCTCTGTAATCGACTCCAAGCTCAGATAGAAGCTCCTCTATATTTGCGCACGCCATATCTTTAACTTCTTCTATCAAGTCGTAGTCGAAGTGAGGCTCTTTAGTTTTTTGCACACTAATCTCCGAAGGGTATGTCGTCTATTTTATCTGAAACATTTTCAGGCTGAGGATTTATGCCAGCGTCAAGCTCCCTCTTTATTTTTAGTTTTGTCTTTCCCTCTGTGATTCTTGCTTTAGCACCTTCCATTTTCATGTTTATGTAATCGCCTCTTGACATACCAGGGCCGTGTCTGTGCTTGATTACAACTAATTTGTGTGTACCGTCTTTTGGGTCGGAGGCCTGTAGCTCTTCGTCGCTTTTTGGTTTAAATATAGAGAAATTTGTAGTTAGCCACATAACCCTATCAGAACCAGCCACAACGTCAGCGGTTTCCTTGTCAATACCATCCCTGTTAAGCTGAATCATTGTAAATATGGGAACGTCATTTCTGACCGCTAAGTTGTGCAGAGAGGTCATCATAAAGCCAAGGACTTGATATTCTTGAACGCCAATCTTCAGGTCTTCTCCGTTCATCAGCTTAACATAGTCATATATAATCATACAGTCTTTCGTTCGACCATCATCTTCAAATCCAACGTTTTTGTGAATCCATCTTCTAATTATGGCAAGACTTTCTTCAAAAGGTATGCCTGATATATTGATGTAATGTATGGGCAGTTGCTCTATTTTTCCTAAAGCCTCAATAACCCTTTCTCGCTCAGAGTGATTGTTTCCGCATCTACCGCTTTCAATCTCGTTGATAGTAACGTCAGAGTAATTAGCTGCAAGTCTGTACCAGTGGTCTTCATCAGCCATCTCTGTATCAAGGTAAAGAACTGGTATGTCAAGCTCTGCCAAGTGCTTGGCTAAATTATCAGAAAGCATACTTTTACCAACACCGCTTCTCGCGCCTATCATGCTCACAGCTTTTCTTCTACATCCACCGCCAATTGCCTCGTTGTATGCTGGCCACGGCGTAGGAAGGCCGATAACTTCACTTGGGTTATCAAGCCTATCGATTATATGCTCCCTCATTCCATCGCTTAGCTTTTGTGGGTCAGTTCCGCTGGCGCTTGTTAATTTACTCGTAAAGTCAAATATGCACTTTTCTGCGATGCCTAGTATTTGGTCTATTGGCTCATCGCCGCCTATTTCTTCTAAAGAGCAATCAGCATCTCTGATTTGCTGCCGAAGCATCCTCGCAACTTCAAGCCTGCTTATTTTAGCGCTAAATGTTCTAACATTTTCAAGCAGTATGTGCGTGTTAAATATGCTATTTAAATGATTTATCTCATCTTTTTTTTCTACCAGCCAACCATAGCCAAGGTCTTTTGCGGCAGAAAATACAGATGATTCATCAAGCTGCTTCAATTCTTTATCTTCAAAAAGATATGAAAAGCATTTATATATGGCTTGATTTGACTTGTCAGTAAACGACATCGGCGTCAACATGGGGGCAACATCAAGGTAGGCGTCTACACCATACGTGTACAGCCCAGCCAGCACAGCTCTTTCAGCGGCGACATTTCTATTACGGATACTAGTTTCTTTCACGCCTTCCTCTTCTTACACTACAGTCGTTACAGCTCCATGTGTTTTCGGACTCTACGCTAGAATATCCAAAAGCTATGGATGGAGAAACCTTAAATGTTTTTGAGCATGAGCAGCATTTAGCGTCTATCAACGATGTGTCATTCATGCCAAGTTCTTTTCTTCTGTTTCTAGGTGTAACTTTTACGTTTTTGTTATTTCCAATAAGTTTTTCACCAGTGTCTGGGTCAGTTAATGCTTCTGTAAGGTCATCAACAAAACCCTGTTCGCTAACGCCAACAACGTTTTTAAGCTTGCTCCTGCCAACAGGCTCTGAGCGCATCTGTCTTCCAGAAAAGCTAGTGTTTTCAGTGTTTCTAGGCGGCGCTTTAAAATCATTATACCTGCTGCTTATCATGTTGTCAATATCTTTATCGACTAATTCTAAGTCTTGCTCTTCAGGAGGTAATTGCTGTTGGTATTTTAGGTCGTCTATGGAATATTCCCTGGTAAGAATATCTTCCTCTTTTTTCTCCGGCTCTTCTTCAGCAGCAGATGGCACCGACAACGGCTCTCCAGTTATGTTTGTGTAAAGACCGCATATCAATTGCCAGTCTTGCTGCTCCACAGCTATCTTTAGTATCTCTGAAAAATCAGGCATAATTTTGACCTCTCTTTATTTCTTGATATTTCGTTAGCTTATCAGCCTGCGCTCTTAAGGAGTTGGGCAAATAGAGCAGTCTTGAGTGATAGCTAGACGCTTCGTCGGCTATTTGCTGTAATCTTTCGGCAACATCATCCTGCTTTACTGCATAAGCTCTTTTTAATTCGTTTTCCATATATCGTGTGATTTGGTTTTTAATTATTGGCGCTATGATTGAGTTTATCTTTCTATTGCACCAATCTATCTTTGACTGTAAAACATTAATCTGAGACTGCACAAAGGTTGCTTCCTGTACAAGCAGGTACGCACCTTCTGCACATTCCTGCTCCGAGAGCTTATTCAACAGTTGAGGAGTTATATTTATCCATCTATTAACTTCGGTTGGACCTAAAGAACCAAGCCCTACAGCAACCTCAAACTGCTTTAGTGCTTTCTCTACTTGTTCCCACCTCTCATCAAGACTCTGATATGATGTCATCCCAATCATTAACCTTATTGTATGGTAAAACTATATACTTAATATTATTCATATCACACCAGCTTTCTTTCTTGGAGTCATTCTGCTTTGACTTGGCAAAACCCCATCTATCTTCATGAAAGTGTGCAACAAACTCATAGTGCTGTCTGCCGTGGACTTCAACAACCGCTTTCCTGTGGGGGAGATAAAAGTCTGCGTATTGTCTAGTTCCAGGCAGAGGCACTTCTTCCAGTATTCTCTGCGTAGGGTAAATCTCTTTCAGCAGCCTTCTAGCGTGAAGATGAAGGTCGCTTCTTTTTCTTCCATCGTCCAAGTCAGGCTGATGACCTGTTGGCGGGAAGTTGTGTTCTTTTCCATTAAAGTCTAATACTTTCATTAGGTCATCCCAAGCATTTCATATATGTCTTTTTGTAAACAATCCAAATAATCTGGGTTAGCTTTAAGCAAATCGTGAGCCTTGTGTTCGCCTTGAGCTTGTACGAGCTTTGACATTTCTGGGGTTAGCTTTCCTTTCTTGTCCACAGCCCATTCGTCCACCCCTAAAATGTCGAGATGATTCTGCATGTATTCTAGCACATACCAAGAACCCGAAACCTTAATAAAACCAAGGCTTTTACCTAGACTAATTAATTCTGCAATCTTGTCAAGCCCGACTCCATATCTGAGTAGAGACTCAATCTTTCTCCCTGGTGGTATGGGTCTAGCAGTAGAGCGAGTAATCCAATTAACTCTTTGCCCTATCTGTTCTGCGTCCTCTGCCGAGGAAGCTTTCCAGGGTTGTATGTATGTGCATTCAAGGTCTACGTCAACCGCATATCTAATCTTACGACCACCGCTCCTGCTCTTTGTTTTTTGTCCTGGCCTTGCTCTGGTGTTTGCAATTAAGTGCTGTATGCCTATCACAATGCACTTATTAACAACCACTACTGGAGCTATTCTGCCAATAAACTGAGAAAGTAGTCTGAAGCCACCGTCTCCAGTGACATCCCCAATGTCTGCCTGTAGCTGACGTTCAGTCACAAGCTGAGAAATAGAATCAAGAACCACCACACATCCAGGGTCATTATGTATAAAATTCTCAGCAAAACTGAGCCACTCTTCCCCGCTAAGAATCTTGCTTTGAACAAGGTTTCCTTCACTGTCATCCTCTCTGTATGAGCTTACCACATTTATTTTTTCTAAATCTAATCCGTCTATTCCTTCTAGGTCTCTGGATTTTAGTCTGGCCTCGATGTTTAAGTAATATATATTCTTTCCCATTGACTGTGCATTTTTGCATATTTGAAGTGCAGTTACGGTTTTGCCGCACTTTTCATCTCCTGCGAGAAGAACTACGGAACCCTCTGGTATTCCCCCTCCTATATTTACATCAATTAGAGGAGACACAGAAACGATTTCTTGTTTGTCAGAAACCATTGCATCACCGCTTCTTACAATATTGTCGCCGTGTTTAGCTAATAAGTCTTTAGCCACTTTGAATGGGTCTTGTTTTGCCATCTATATTTTTCAACCTCGATAATTTGTTTTGCTTTATTGTTCTTTTAGGTATTGATACTGTGCTTCTAGTTTCAAGTTCAAACTTTTCTGCCTTTAGTTCGGCCTCATATTTGTTCTGATATTCTTTTAATACGCCAGCAAAAAAAGTGCCAGCCTTGAATGCGACAAATGAACGAACATTTCTGCATCTATTGTCCCTTAACGCCTTTGATATAGCTTCTGCGCTATAAACATTAAGCAGAGAGGCAGCTAATTGAACCTGTCTTCTGAAAATATTTTTCCAATTTTGCAAATTCCAAAACTTGTCTGGAAGTTCTGAGTTCTGTCTTTTAGATATTAGCGCGCACAACCTCTCGGTTACCCATTGGTCTGGACGAACATATCCACCACCATAGTCTGATAAGTACGGGCATTTTTTACTTTTTTTGGACGCCATAATAAGATTATTATAGTGTCGAATAGTAAGATGTAAATTGATTTTTTACAGATGAATTTAAGATTAGTCTTTTATCTTGTATGTCTTCTTTATTTAGTTTTCTCCTTCTGGGCATACTCTTGGTAAGTTCTGGTGTCATATACCAATCATAGAATAAAGTATTTTCTAGGCAATATCCCGAGACATAGTAAGCCCTAGTAATTCTTTCGTCAAACTCTCTTAATGCGCCATATGCAAAATAATAACCGTCACACTCATCCGCATTAGGCATTAGCTTTCTGTTAGAGCGAAATTTTAAATACATGCCAGATATATCAACGTCTTCTTCATTACAATATGAAAATAGCCTCTTCCATGCGATTGGCTCTTCTTTTCCAGACTTGTGGTCGTCTTGATAGACTGTCAACCCGTTTGATAAATGGGCGACCCATATAGTCTTATCCTCTAAAAAATCAGACTCTTCAATGCAGAGGTTGTATTTTTCAATAGCTTCAGATTCTAATGACACTTTACTATCCGTTTGGTTTATGTATTTTATTTTTATTAGATGCTTCGTATTGCTCTGCGGTCATCTTATTTCCTTTCACGACCCTCCTGGCGTCTGTTATTTCAGATGCCTGCTGGGTCATTATTGATGCGCCTTTATTCTTTGCTATAAAGTTTCCAGCTTCTGGCATCGCCGCAAGCTCTTCAATGTTCTTATCTTTAGCGGTTGTTATGTGGTCTCTTTTTTGTTCCACATTTTCAATAGACTTTCTATATTTCTCTATGGTTTTTGGACCTATGCCTTCCATATTTTTACATATTTCGTCATTGCTCATTTCATGATTGTTTTGAATATAAAATTTTTCTATTTCTGTTAGTTCTCTAATCTTGGCCATTTAACGAATCTCCCTATTAGCATTTTTAAGCCAAGAAGAATTCCTTGACTGCAAAAATCTAAGGTAATAATTGAAACAATTTTCATTAACTTCTTTAAAGGACCATTTTGAACGACCCTTGTTTTTATCATAGTCTGACTCAGTGCCCTCAGAAAACATTCCCCATGGGTCGAATATGAACCCATCTCTAGAAACGCTCACATAGTATTTTGTATTATACGAATCTTTTTTTGATGTTTTTATCTTTACTTTTTTAGCGTAACATTTTTTGTCTGATGCGTCTATGGTTTCTGGGTTATCAAAATTAGCCAAAGTTGATTCAGTTCTTACTTTTTGTTTCGTGTTAGTATACCCTATTGTTTCTTCAACAGAGCCAAACGAATCAACGCCTACTTCTCTGTCGGTTACTGATGTAATAATGTTTTCTTCATCCATATTTTTTAGCTTTCGATGTTTGTACGAATTGTTTTAAAATTGTATCGGAAGACTCTTTGGTTTCCACATGCTCTATGTTTGTAAATTCAGTAGAACCCATGTAGAATTTTTGCAGTATTGTCTTTTCAAAAGAGGTGTCGTTGCAGTGTGGGCATTGAGCGGACACAGCTATTGGTGTTTCAAGTTGTATTTCCGTAGTCCATATTTCACATAGAGGAGCCCTGCAGTTCGAGCAATTTAGATGTATGACCTCGCCTTTTTCCTGCATAATCAAATTTTCTCTTGACTTTCTTCAGCATCTATTAATGCTTGTTTTTTTTCTGCATGATATTTTTCAACAAGTTCATCAGCCTCCTTCTGATTAATTGCTGGTTCCATTTCAGAGTTTTCATTCATTTCTTCTAGGCTTTCAAAACCTCTTATCACATTCCAACTACTCTCTACAGAATCTTTCATATTTTTTTTCACAGCATTGTAAAGCTGCTGATTTTCTGTTTCTTTATCACTATCTACTCTAGCGTGAAACCTCTCTGCATGTACGCCTATAGGCTGAAAGCATAGCTGACCATCATTCATGTAGCTCCTAGTGACTGTTACGTGATAGTTCACTAGTGCAACACATCCGTTTGGTAGATATTCTATTTCTTGTTCTGTCATTTTTCACCTGTATCTATGTACCTTTGCTTTTGTTTTGGTGTCATTTGAGCTATCTTTTTCATGTTATCATCTGATGTTTCCCAGAAGTGCTTTTCCTGACGTTTTGTCTGCCTCTTCACTCCATTTTTCTTATCTATAGCAATCTTTTGGTCTTCAGAGTATCTATCAGCATTTCTGTCTGATAAAAGGCCTAAAGATATTTTATCATCTCCAGGCTTATTGTAAACGTGCGGAGCAAATAAAAGTCTTTCTAGTTTATTTTTTCCGCATTCAGGGCATTTTTTCCTATTGGGCGTAGGCTTTTTTATGCTTTGCTCGACCTCAAGCTCATAATCGCATTCTTCGCATTTAAATACATATATTGGCATTATAGACACTTACTCCATCCGCATGATAAGCAAGTCACACATCCCTCTTGTCGAACCAAAGATGAGTATCCGCACTCAGGGCAAGACTCTCCCTTTTCCTCTGTGCCATCAGGAATGTATTTCTTTAATGCTCTAGATACGCTTCTAGCAAAAGAATGCAGCTCGCCGTCAACTTTTTCTAGCTGCTGAACAATAAAGTGCATGTCAACGCCAAGCCTTAAATAGCCAGATATAAGTCTGGTAATTGTCTCTTCGTGGTCAGTACATGCAGCGGTAATTGGTGAAAGTTCCGTTTGGTGGTCGTCGTCAAACTCTGCCCTATACACCTTTCTTCTTTTCCTAATTATTTTTCCAGTCTTTATACCTTTATTAAGAAAACCGTTTTTGCCAGCAAAAACTTCGTATGGCTTCCCATCTTTTAGACCGACTAAAACAAAATATTTATTTGACTGCACACTAATATGGTAGACATCACAGGGTAATTCTTTAGGTCTTTTCTCATCTTCAACTGTTTGCTCAGTCGATTCTTCTTCCTTCTTTTGCTTTGCCTCTTCTACGAGAACGCCTGTTCTGCAATTCTTTCTGTATACGGTTATCCCCTTACAGCCTCTTTCCCACGCTTCTTCATAAATCTCCTCTACCTGTTCAACAGAAACATCTTCTGGCAGATTTAAAGTAGAGCTAATAGCGTGGTCGATGTGCTGTTGCGCTGCAGCTTGAAGCTTAACCCTCTGCTTCCAATTTAAGTCTTCTGCGCATGCACCAAACCAAGGAGAGTCCTCAAATTTTTTATCTGGATTGACGTTCATCCAGTCTTGTAGCTTTGGGTGGTACACTTTGAAATACATCCAGTGGTCTCCGTTCTGGTCAACCTCGTCTGTTCGGAAATCTGAGTCAGATGGATAGCCCTTTTTCTTTCTTGTGTAAGAAGGCATGAACATAGGTTCAATACCACTAGTGGTTTGACATTCTATGCTAACGCTACCGGCGGGAGCGCATGTCAGATTAGATATGTTTCTGCGGCCCACCTTCTTTACTTTTTCAAGCAAATCTTTGCCTTTGACATCTAGCCCACCAAAATCTAACTTCTCGCTATACATCCTTTTTAAGAATTTGTTTGCAGATTCTTTTTCGTAGCTCCATACAGGAAACGGCCCTAGCTCTTCTGCCATTTCTGCCGATGAGATATACGATGCAAATTTAAGAGTCTTAAAAATCTGGTCTGTTTCTTGTATGCTTCTCTCGCTTGCGTATTTAAAACCAATCGCGGCTATCGTGTCTCCTAGCGCTGTAATTCCAAGTCCGGTTCTTCTTCCGTTTACACAGTTATCGCGTATTCTCTGCCACATATTAAGCTCTCTAGCCTTAACGCTTAAAGGCTCTGGGTCTGATTCAATCTTTTTAATTATTCTATCTATGGACTCA